TGCTGTCTGAGCCTCTGTTATTTGTGTTGTTATATTATTTATAGCGGTAGTTGCAGTAGTTACTGTAGCCTTTGCATCTTGAACTATCTGAGAACTTTGATCTATTGGAGTAACAGATAAGTCAACATTATTAATAGTATTAATAGCAGTTTGTACATTATTTATTTCTGTATTAGCCAAAGATATTTTTGATGTTATTTCTGCCGTGACAGATTGGGCTTGGGAATATTCGGTTTGTGCTTGTGTTACCTCTATCAATGCCGTTTCAGTGGCTGTAATGGCTTGCTGAACCTCTGTAGTAGCGGTTGCAAGGGCTGTATTGACTGCTTGTTGAGCAGGACTAACAACAACTTGTTCTTGATTTTCTGTTGCACCAGCATGATCTGGAGCCATAATTCCAAAAATCGTTACGCATAGCCCTACCCCTAAACTTATTAACAGTTTACGTTTAAGGTTTTTCAATTTGGGGGCTAACTCCTATGTTTAATTATATGGTTAAGTATATCATTTTTTATTTAATTAAACAACAAAAACGCATAAAAAAGAGGGCAGAAATTAATCTGCCCCCTAATTTATTAAGAATTTACTTCTTTAGAAGCAACTTCTGTAGTGCTGCAATTTGCTTGTTGATTGTTGCAATAAGTGAAACAATCATCTTTAGGATTTCAGCATTAGATACAGTAGCAGTTGATTCTGCCACCTTGTATGAAACTACCTTAGCAGAATCTGTTGAAACATATGCAGGTAGATCAACTACTGCATTGAATGCTCCAGCGTTATTACCAACGGTAAACTGATAAGTCTTTGCTCCGTTTGTAAATGTGTCTGTTGAAGTTGCTGTTCCAACTAGTGTCATTCCACCAGCAGAGATTGCTACTCCAGTTCCAAGAGTTGCTGCATCATGTACCTTAGCACCTGAAATATCAGTTGCAGATACAGTTAACTTTGCAATTTCGCCTGGAAGGTATGAATCCTTGTCAAACTTTGCTGTGTATTTGTTTACTGCTTGACCACAACGTGCATCAAACTCATTTGAGTAAATGACTGAAAGATCTGCAAGAGTATGCTTAATGCGTACCTTTGTTGATCCTGATGTAGCAGCACATGTCCATCCACCAGTTTGTACTGCTGTAGCAGATGATGCTCCAGCAACAGAAACAGCAGTTACCTGTGCGTCATATTTTGCAGTATCAGCAGTTGGAGTGATTGATGCTAGTTGATTACCAGCAGCGTCCTTGACTACAAAGTCATAGGTTCCTGTGCGTGTTCCGCCTGATTGTGCAATGTCTTCACCAGAAACCACAATAGATGCAGCCTGTCCAGTAAATGTAATTGATTTAGTTGTTAATACTGTTCCATTGTATGAAACTGTAACTGTTGTTGCTACTGGCTTGTTTTCATTAGCAGTACCCTGCTTAATATGAAGAACACCACCTACGCCATTTTTTGCAGCAAATGAAACTTGAGTGCTTGGAGCACCATCCCATGCAACAATTGCTCCACCTGTAGCAGATGCTTGTAGAACACCATTTGTTGCAAGTGTGGCATCATATGCATCTTTTGCAAGAACGTTTACATATCCTGTTCCACCATTTACAACTGTTGTTGATCCAGTAACGTCTACGCTAGAAGCAAGAGTTCCTTGTGTTGCTGTATCTTGAACACGACCAAAACTGTTTGCTACAGAAAGAATATCTGTCTTTGCAACAGTTCCAGCATAAATTGTCTTGATATCAATAACAGAAATTGCTGATCCAACTTTTTTCTTTTGAGTTACTGTGATTGTGCCTGAGCCATTAATAGTTAACTTTACATTTGTAGGCAATCCAACAGCGCTTGATGTTGTAGCCGTAAATACAAATACCTTACCTAAACTGGTAAGTGCTACCCCTGTAGGGTTTGATCCTGCTGCTGTGTAATCAGTAAATGTTGCAGGACCAGAAATCTCTAGTGAGACATTATCGTCTGCTGTAGCAGCCAAGGTATCGCTTGTAGTTAGTGCAAGTACTGCATTAACTCCAGCCTCTGCCTTAGTTGTATCTGTCAATACTGTTACTCCACGAGCACCTGCAGCCAACGAATCGGATAATACATATCCGTTAGTTACTGCTGCTGACGCTTGAGGAATTGCAACAAAAAATGTGCTTGCTACCGCTGCAGCCGTAACAAGTGCGATCTTTTTAAATGAATTCATCTTGCTCCTTTTATAATTGTTTTTAGATTATGTTTAATCTGTCAAGAAAATCTCTGACATCTTCAGGCATTTCCTTGTTATCTAATTCTACCATAGCCCTCTGTTTCTCTGCAAGTCGTGTAGAGGAAGACCAGGTATGGATATCAATCTCAAGATTAGTATCCTTTGGTGTGTGAGAAATAGCACCAAAGACAGCGCCACACACAGCGTCTGCTAAGTCTTTAGATTTTTTTCTAGGGTGATCAACACGATTACCCTTCATTATTTTTAATTCTGACATTTCTTCTAACAGTAATGGAATCATAGGTATTGCAACACGCTCTTCATAAATCATCATTGCAAGATCTTCATAATGTTTTTTAGCAACAGAAACAGTATCAGTTCTTATTCCTACTGCCTTTAATTCATTTTGAATATCAAATGATTGCCAACGGTCAAAAGACACAATGCCAATATTAAAACCTTGTCTACGTAGATTAATAATCCATTGCTTTACCTCAGATAGGTTTACTGGTCCTTCTGATTTTGGCTCCCACCATGCAACTGCATCTACTATTACAATTGGGGCTACCTGTTCATAATCTTTAATTACCTGAATATTTACCCATTTATCTACGTGTGCAATTGCTACCGCACATTTATCGTGTTTTTGTGCAAGGTCAGCGTGTATGTAATAAACCTTATCTGGATCTGGCTTAAAGTTTTCTGAGAACCTTCTAAAACTATCAACAGGGTTTGCTAATGTCATACACTTTATTAACTTATCTTTTTGTTTAAAAAATGCATCTGAAGAGTATGTTGGTGTACAAAGAAAACGCATCATTGCATCTCCAAGGTCAGTTAAAAATGCAATTTTAAAATCATCAATTTTGCGAGTAGGGTTTACTTCCCATGTTGGACGTTTTAATGCTAAAACTTTTGGAATTTTGTAAGAAAGAATGTGGTCTTCTTCCCAAGTAATTTCAAATTCGTTGTCTGGTCCTTCTGGAAGTTCTTCATTAATAATAAACTTATGTCTACGTTCTATTGTTTCTTTTTCTGCAATAACAGAATCATATCTTTGGGAAATATAATCTCCTTGATATCGTGGGAATGAAAGAAGAACTACCTTACCTAGATCTGGAAAACGAGAATCTACGGTACCACGAAATGCTTTATAAATATTTTCTGCAGTCTTTCCTTGTTCATTTCCTGTTCCAACTTCAGATGCAAAACCAGAAATTTCATCAAGCACTGCCATAAATAAGTTTAAACCTTCGTGCGATTCTCTTTCTGAGTGTCCAGAATAAACAGTGATTGCTTTATCAAACTCAATTGAGTCTGCTTTAGGATTATACTTTCCAGCAAACCATGGTGACTTTTCAATCTTTGTTTTAAAACCTTTAAAGAATACGTTCTTGGCCTGTTGTGCGTTAATAGCAACGTTAATAATATCTATAGCATCTCCAGATGGCTTTCCATAGTATGACGCTGGATCTTTAAGGCATAAAAGTTTATATACTACATATGCACAGGCCACTGTTGATACGAAGTCCTTACCGCTACCCTTGCCAAGTTGAAGAATAATTTCATTTTTAGTATACTTTGCAAAATAAGCAGATCCTTCTGCTTCACCCATAATCTCTATCAAATCTTCTTTACGATAAATCTGACTCATTGCCTCAACAATGTCATATTGAATACTAGATAGTTGTGGCTGTCCTAAATAATCTGGAGACTCAACAAATGTTTTAGCATCCACTGGTTTTTCAATAAAGTGATTTTCTTTAAGGACTTCAAAAAAATCATTGAACATCGTGGACAACTGTAATCACTTCGCCTTCTTTAGCAATTGCAGAAAGCCTATGCATAATAATGTCACGAACTTCTGGGTGTGATGATGCAATATCTCTAAGTATTCCAACAAGAACTTCTTGCCTGCGTTCAATCTCAACCATCTCTTCTGCAAGTTCTTTATTCTCAAGAAGACCAGCCTTTTGTAACATGTCAATACGTTTAGACTCAATGTCCATAACTAGTTTAATACCTGCAGTTTTTGCACTTAAGTTGCTTGTTAGGCTTGACTCATCAATAACTTCATATGCTTTTGTAATAAGTTTTGTATAGTGTGTGTCTGCGCCTACGAGTGCTTCTTTAGCACGAGCACGGATAGCATCGTTTGCAGATGCCATGACTTTCCATTCATTAATTAGTTGAACAACACGAGTGCGTGGAATATCAAGTTCTTTAGAAATAACAGTTGGATCATTACCCTTTAAGTATTCAGTTACAACTGTGTTAACTTGGTCTAGATGATCTACTAAATCTTTTTCAGTTGACATTTTTTTCCTTTGCTATTTTAAGCAAAACCAAGTATCCAATAAGATCATCAATATCGTTGTCTCCAACGTATTCAGTACCTTTCATTAGTCTACTTAACTTATCATCAATTCTAACCCTAAGTTGTTCTGCTGGGTCTGCTTTACTAAAAATTCTAACTGGATCTAAAGCAGAATCGCCGTAAGCAATATTTTTTTCAATAAGCATGTGTGCAATAGAATGACACGTTGCCCAGATGCTAGGACCAGATGGGGCACCTACTGATTTTAAATATAAGTCTTGACAACTAAAATCTTTTACATCTTCATAGACTGGTTGAAGTTTCATCGTTTAGACTTTCTTAGTCCAAATTTTGCAAGGTAGACATAAACAGTTTCCACAGTACATCCACACTCCTTTGCAATCTCTTCTGGAGTCTTTTTATCCATAACATATCGCTTACGCATAAAAATCTCTGATGTATATAGTTTAGCAGCCATGCTATTATTTGTCAACTTCCGACTCAGAAATATCATAGTCATAGGCATTTGAGTCTTCTAAAACCCATTTATCATAACTTTCAACATCCCATTTATTTGTATTAATAAGTCTTTGTATTACTAGATCTTTTTTAGTTACGAATGATGGTTCTTTTAACCTAATGCGATTGTTAGGCTGTACCGCAAAATTTCCATCATCTCTTTCAATAACATGGCCACATTTATGCTGCCCTGGATTTTCTGAATATCCATCATCTAAAATATTGCTTTCTGGATTATGCCAATCTAAAGTAAATAAATATTTTCCACCAACGTTATTTTTATTTCTGTCTATGTATGACATTCTCATATTACTTAAGTTTTCAAACTTTGTAACTGCTATATGTGGACTAAAAGAATTCCAAAGCACAAGGTTGTAAATTGGCTCTTCTGGAACTCCTGGTTTTGTACAAAATGCATTAATTGGCATTCTCCACCAAATACCTCCGTCTTCCATTAAAAAATGAAATAGTGGACTTCTACTTTTAATACTTGATACTCCAAAAATTACACATGGAAAATATTTATCATGACTATCCTCTTGGTCTCTTAAAAAATTACCACGAACATAACATTCAATTGGTGGAATGTTTGCATTTAACTCTGGCATTATTCGTTGCTCCTATGCATTGTTTTAAGTTTATCCCAAAACCCTGCAGGATTTCCTTGATAAACTTGTCCAGTTTCACGATCTACCAACAACCATTTTTCTGGAGATAATGTTTTTACAATTAAAGAAACCTCATCTTTTTCTTCTTTAAAAATAAAACTATTTCTATTCATTATATCCTACTGCCTTATCCCAATTATTAATAGCCCAGTGACCGATGCCACAAGCGTCAGCAACGTCATTATCGTTAATAGTTTTATCATAGTTGATTTCAATTAATTTCATTGTCCTTTCTTTTCTAAACTGTCTTTCATATGTTTTATACCAAGAGTCCGATTTTCCAGGATTCTTTGATCTAAGCAAAAGTTGCTCTTCTTTTGTTAATTTTTTATTACCAAGATAATTCTGCCAAGTAATTGGAGATACACGACCAACAGTGGTTATGCCATACATAGCAGCAGCACCAAGGATTGCTCCTTGTACAAGCGCTAGGTCTGCAGCAGTTTTTGGACTATTCATAAAAACTGTATGTTCAATAACTATAGCCTCTGCATCTATTACAACGTCAAAATATGCAAGAGTTTTTCTTGCAGCATCTCCAACTTTTTTATAAATGTTTGAACCTTCAAAATTTATTTTTCCAAATTCTTTAAGAAATGCTCCATCATAAACAGCATAAGCAAGACTATTAGTGCTAGCATCTATTGCACAAATTTTTTGTGGCTTACCAGTTTTGTTCATAGTCAACAATTCCTTTTAATTGTTTTAACATTTTATCTACTTCTTTTTTACTAATGTTGCAATTAGAGCAAAAACCAGAGTCATTATATATTGATAGTTGTTCTCCACAACCACCAAGACATATTCTCTTTTTACCAATTCTTCTTTGTCTGCGAGTTATTTGATATCTTTCTGCTATCTTTTCTTTTGTAGCATCATCTCTACATGATTGTCCACAATAAATTTGATAACTTACTTTAGGTTCAAAGTGATTATCGCATCGTTCACATAGTTTCACTTAACCCCTCCAGGGACTTAAGTTTAATCACTCCAGTTCCTGCATCTGCACATGCCTGTTGGATAGGACATGTTTTACAGATCTTTGAGTTTGAGCGATAATTTTTTGTAGGTAGTGTACGATCTACCCAAGCCTTGCGAACATCACGCATCCACTGAAAAGTATTATCAATCCATTGACGATAGTAATCATCTACCTCAACTGGAAGAACCAATAGTTCATGGTTATTTTTATTTTCATAAATCAAAACACCTTTTTTCTTACCAAGAATTTTCATATAAATAAGTAATTGAATAAGATGTCCAAGTTTTGGCTTCATAGAATTTTTACGATACTCAAAACCTTCATTAAGCATTGTTTTAATTTCTCCAACAATATCTTCACCTTCCCACTCAATCATGGCATCCCCATAGCCAAAGATTGGTGGATCATCATATCTAATTTTAAATTCTGTTGTTGGCTGATTATCATCATCTCTAAATATTTTTGCAACTCCAGCATTCATCATTGCATCTTGAATTCTTCCATGAGAAAGAGTTCCAGCAGTCATGTTTGCTGCACCATATGCATCTGCATTATCTTCAAATGTAGCACCGTCAAATGCTAGGTACCAGTATCTTGGACACTCTCCATGGCTATATGCAATAGTTGATGGAGCAAATGTTTTCTTTGTTTGAAATTTTGGTCCACGATTAATAACATACCCTGATTTAATTTTTTCAATCAAAGCATCCGAATCTAAGATATTATTCTTATTTGAAACACTTTTAATCATAACGCTCTGTAGTAAATTTTTTGTCATTTTATCCCCTGTTTATATAAGTATACCAGTTAGCGCATTATGTATTTAAGTGCTGATACCAGATCGTTGATTGCCTGTGCTGCTGTAAAGTATATGTTTTTCTTTGCCCTGTCTGATTTATCAACATTTGCCATCCATGTTGCTTTAAAAGACATTTTTGCTGCGATTGCCTGTAGTCTTACTATCTCTAAACTGGCAACCTGAATAGGAACATCTGGCTTAATAATTATTTTTGCAATCATAGTCAGGGCAGTTGTAAGTTCTTCATCCTGCATATAGTCTGCTATTTCGCTCAAGCCATTAACCATATCAATTGTTGTTTTTTGTGGTACCGTCTCAGACATTCTTGTCCTCCTCTGTTAATTGTTCTAACATTTCCATTTCAATTATAGCAAGTCTTACCTTTGTATTGCCTTCACCAAGTACTACAATAATTGCTGCAGACTTGTCTCTGCCTGCCTTTATAGCATCTGTTACTGCTTTAGCCCAAACATCTTTGTTAAGTGTAAAAGATTTACCAACTTCTTTAAAATCAACTACAAAGTTACGCCAAGTAGCATCACCCTTCTGAGTATTTCTACCAGAATTTTTATGCTGTTTGGCACCTATTCTTTTTGATTCATTTTTTTCACTCATTTGTAAAGTCCTTTTTCTTTTTCTTTTGAGGTAGCAATCCAACCTTAGAAATATGTTTTTTAGAACACATCCATGTTGCCTCTCCAGACTCAATCCAATATCTTAAAGATGTTACTTCTTCTTGACAAGTTTTACATGGAAACTTGCCAGGATAAACAGAAAACTTTTTATCAAGCATTAATTATCTTTGACTTAAGTTGCTCTTGCAAATCTAAGTCTTCCTTAACCCTATTAATAAAACCATCACGTCCTTGAATTTTTGTTCCGTCATCTAGTTGATACCAGGCTCCAGTTCTGTTTACAAGACCAATGGATTCTGCTGTGTCAACAAGATCACCAATAGAATCAATCCCTAAATCATCTCCTCTAAAATAAAAATCATATTCGCCAGACTGAAATCCTGGTGATGTTTTAGAAAACTGAAGTTCCCAACGAATTTTTCTACCAACCTTTTCCTCAATTAACTTATCTCCAACTTTAATTTTTCCCTTAATTGCTTGGTTATCTGATTCAGAAGAAAATAGTTTAATTACTGTTGATGAATAAAACTTAGTAGCCTGTCCACCTGTTGGCTGTTGGCTTGTATACATTGCATTAATATTATTACGAGACTGTGATATCAAAACAAATAATGTAGGCTTAACCTTATTATTAGCATAATTAATCATTTTCCATGCATTACTAAAATCACGAGACTCTGCGCCAATTTGTTTTGTATTTTCTAATTGTTTTAATTCATCAGAATCTTTTTCAAAATAAATTGCTGGAAGTAGTGACGTAATTGAATCAACCACAACAATATCAACACCAGCATTAATAAGGTTAGTGCCAATGTCAACCATCTCATTGATTGTGCGACATTGGGAAACAATTAGTTTAGACGTGTCAACCCCAAGATGCTGTGCCCATGCTTTGTCATATGACATTTCTGCATCAATCCATGCACAGATCTTTCCCTCTTTTTGTGCCAAACCAATCATTTGAAGACATAAAGATGACTTTGCAGAAGACTTTGAGCCCCAGATAAGAACCTGCCTACCATATGGCAATCCACCGTTTAAAGCCCTGTTTAAGCCAAAACTAGGGGTTGCTGCATACTCTGTTGCTGGAATTGTGTCTCCAGACATAACAGTTTTTCTTAGTTTAGGATTTAACTGTGCTAGTACATCTTCTATTGTTACTGTCATTTTTATCTCTTTTCTATGCCGTTAAACATTTAATACGTCTTCCATTATTACTGTACCATCTTTTGTCTTACCAAAACTAAACCTATATGCATTTCCTTCTTGAATGTGCATGTATGCTTTTGGAAATGCTGTTGGAAACACTGTAACAGAATGTAGGTCTCTTGCAGTATCTGCCAAAGTTAAAGATGCCATCTTTTTTCCAGTCTTTGTAATTCTTGATTTAAAAGAAACAACAAACATTTCATCATCCTTATACGGTAATTGTTTATAGTTTAAAAACTTTACTAAGGCTTCAGACGACCCCTTTAATTCATCAACTGGTATTGCTGAAAGTATGCGGTTGTCGCTAGCAAGAATCAAACATGTCTTTCCAGTTTCAATCTTTGTCTGCTCATCGTCAAATATTCCAACACTACCAGTCTTGTCTAATATCTCTACCCTTGACCAACCTTTACCACGCTTAATGCTTTTAACCATTCCCATAATAATAAAAGATCCTTTTTCTTCAAAATCTTCAATTGGCTGAATAAATGCATGATAGTGAGATGGAACTGTAATGTTAAACTCTGGAAGATTTAAATACTCATATAGATTTTCTTTAATTTCATTATCATTCCTTGGGTTATCTAAAAATGTTGCAGCACCAGTTAACCTTAATGCGCTGAGCGCTCTACTGTTTACGCCATTACCCTTAGTAAAAGTAAACTCTTCAAGTTCTTTATAATTGTTAAATGGTCTTGCATTAATATATTTTTGTGCAATGTTGTCTGAAATAAATTTAATTCCAGTTAATCCAAAGCGAATTCCTTTACCCTCAATTTTAAAATCTAAATCTGAATCATTAATGTGTGGCAATTTAATTGCAATTCCCATACGTTTTGCTTCAATTAAATATTCTGTACGACCATCTTTATCTTTCTCATTTTTGAGAAGAGCAAACATAAACTCTAACGGATAGTAGTATTTGATCCACGCTGTCCAATACGAGAGAGTACTGTAAGCAACGGCATGCGATTTGTTAAACGAGTAGCCTGCATGCGCTTCAAAATCATGCCACAGATCCAAAGCGGAATTAGGAGTAATATACCTAGAGGCACCAACAACAAACCTATCACGGAATTCATCAAATTCTTTCGCATCTTTTTTCTTACCAATAATCTTTCTTACTTTATCTGCCTCTGCCATTGTCATACCACCAAGGTGGACGCAAGCCTGCATAACTTGTTCTTGATATAGAATACACCCATATGTGTCGTTAGTAAAATCCTTCATGATTTGGTGAATATATGAAACATTTTGTTTTCCATGTTTACGAGCAATATAATCTTTACCAATTGTATTCATTGCTCCTGGACGAACTAAAGCATTTGATGCAGCAAGTTCGTTAAAGTTCTTTACCCCCATCTTAACCAAAAGGTTGGTGTATGGTGTTGCTTCACACTGAAACACACCCTTTGTATATCCATCTGAAAGCATTTCATATATCTTTAAATCTTTCATATCTAATGATAATAAATCAACATCAACATAATGATTTTCTTTAATCATTGCAATTGCATCCTGAATAACGCTAAGAGTTTTTAATCCAAGAGCATCAATCTTGATTAGACCAATTCGTTCTGCTTCACTCATATCAATTCCAACAACTGGAATTCTTTCATCTGATCCTGGAGATGAGCGAGTTTCTAATGGTGCATATCTAAATATTGGATCTTTACTTGTTACAACTCCAGCAGCATGGATTCCTGTACCACGAATTCTTCCACGAAGTTGATCTCCATAAATTACAACTTCTGGATATTTTTCTCTAAACCAAACTGTATTTTTTGATGTACAGAACTCATCCCATGTATCAACAAGTTTAAGAACCTTGTTAACATCTGTAAGTGGTATATCAAGAACTCGTGCAACATCTCGCACAACACCTTTATCTTTAAACTCAAGGAATGTAGCAATTGATGCAACGTGTCTATACTGTCTAACTAGATAATCTTTTACATCATCACGTCTTGTATCTTGAATATCTGTATCAATATCAGGGAAGTCATTACGCTCTGGGTTAATAAATCTAAAGAACAACAATCCATGCTCAATAGGATCTATATCTGTAATTCCAAGTAAATAACAAACTAGTGAGCCAGCAGAAGAACCACGGCCAGGACCAACCATAATGTTTTCTTTTTTAGCCCAAGATATCATATTTTGAACTACAAGAAAATATGGTGCAAATTTTTTATTACGAATAATTTCTAATTCTTCCATTAAGCGAACATCATAAACATCATTGCCAACCCAGTTAGAGTTAAGTCTTTTTTCTTCTAAAGCAGCAAATGCTAAATTAGACAACTCTTGGTCTGGATTTTTATATTGAACTGGAAGAAGGTCAAGTCCATCTTTTATATCGTAATCTTGTACTGTCTCTGCTAGTTTAAGAGTATTCTCATAGATGTCTGGTCTATCAATACCCTGCGCTTCCATAGCAGACTTAATCTCTTCATATGAAAGTAAGTGAATATCAAATTTATTAAAAGTAATCTGTCTATCTTCTCCGTAAAGATAATCTAAACGCTGCATCATATTTTCTTTTTTCTTAGACTTTTCATATGATGCTTCTTTATTTACCTTAGCATGAGTATTCATAAGTAACTTAAACTCTTGAATCTCTCGTTGAGATGTATCAGAATGGTGGCAGTCTGGTGTTACAACAACCATAATTTTAAATTCATCTGCTAGTTCAATAAGATGTTTATTAATTTCTGGTGTATTGTGTGGCATAACCTCAATATAATAGTCACTGCCAAACGTATCTTTAAACCACTGTATGTGTTTCTTGGCAAGTGCAAATTCATTTTCTTCAAGTGCTTTTACGATAACGCTACTTGGACAAGCAGAGGTTACGATAATTCCTTCACTATATTTTTTAAGAATTTCAAAATCAAATCTTGGCTTTTTAAAGAAACCATCAGTCCATGCAATTTCACTAATCTTGTTAAGGTTTTCTAAACCTACTTGGTTCTTGGCTAGAAGAACTATATGGTTATAGATAAGGTCTTGTTGACCTTCTCTTTCAGACTTGTCTCTGCGATCAGAGATGTCTGCACACATATAGCCTTCTAGACCAAGTATTGGCTTAATACCCTTTTCTTTTGCAGCACGATACATTTCTCTGTGACCAGATAATGAACCATGATCTGTAATTGCAAGGGCAGTCATACCCAACTTGCTAGCACGGTCAACGTACTCTTGTGGAGTCGCTACGCCGTCAAATAGGGAGTAGTGAGTATGAACATGTAAGCCTACGTAACTCATTTTACCAATCTGTGTTGGTTGATGATGTTACAGATGGAGTATCAAACCCCAAATAGAATGCTTCTTGTTCAGCATAAGGAATTTTCTTTAATGCTAACTCAAGAGGATATGGCTTTAATGCTGACCAGTCAAATGGTTCTTTATCTGGTGCAGATGGAATTAGTGTGTAACTTGTTTCAGTTCCCTGACCATTACGCTTTAACTTCCATGAAATATTTGAGATGCTTCCTGTTTCAAGAGCATACTCACGAATAGTATTAAATGCAGATTGCTTGCTTACGCCCATTGACCAAATAGCCACATATGGCTCTTCAATTCCATCATCTACAAGTACGTTGCAATAAAAACGAAGACGTGCTCTCCAGCCAGCCTTTGGATCTTTGCGATGCATTTCTTCAGCCCAGTCACGGCCTTCAGATTCCATAGTGTCTACAGCCTTACGCTTATAGTCTTTTGGATTTGTGTGTTCTTTAACAACTAACGCTAATCCACGTTCTGGATTATAGTTTGCAGAGTCTTCATCAAGTTCTTCAATGAATCTGATCTTTGCAGATTGTCCATCAGCAAGTTTTAACCATCTTACCTTTGGAGAGTTTTCGTCATACTTTGGCTTATCAACTAGGGCATTAATGTTCTTGAGTCCCTTTACAATAGTCATATTATTTTTCCTTTTCTGTTTTATCTATCTTAACATACCAATGATAGAATTGTCAAACTGAAACTCCAGTTTTTTAATTGCATCATCATCCATGTCGCCTATATCTTTATATTTTTTATCTATATAAACAGATGTAACTATAGATCCAAGTTTTTCAATTAACTTGTCTCTCATTATTACGCCTGCATCATCGTTATCTGCAATCAGTACAACGTTATTAAAATATTTTTCTAATAACTTTATCTGTGCTGCAGAAACATTTGCCCCTAGCGTAGCAACCGCAGGGAATCCAACTTGATCTAATCTAATTGCATCAAAAGATGATTCAACAACATAGACAGTGCTTGATGCCTTAATTCTATGAAGATTAAATAATACCTTACCTTTTGGCAATCCAGGTGTGTTTTTAAATTCTTTTCCTTCAACAGTTCTAGCAACAAACCCTATGCACATTCCATCTGGTGAATGTACTGGTATTGTAACTGAATCTTGTTTTTCTGAATAGCCAAGATTAAACTTATTGATAGATTCTTTAGTTATATTTCTTCCTTCAAAATATCTAAGTGCCCTTGGTGATTCTAAAGCCTGATTAGTTAATCGTTTGATTAATAGTTCATCATACTGAACAAACTCTGGTTTTTGAATTAAGGCTTTATTAACTGAGTCTTCAATGCTAGTTTCTTGTTCTTTACTTTTAATATATCTAATTGACTCAAAGTATGTTCTATTAGATGTATGCATAATAAATTCAATAAGGCTTCTAGTTGTTTGACATCCAAAACAAAAAAATGTTCCATGATCTTTTGATACTTCGCCAGCAGGTGTTCTATTATTATTATGGTATGGACAAAAAACAATATAGTCTGTTCCATACTCTGCTTCAATATCAATTCCAGCGCCAGTTAGAACACGACGGACCTGTTCTGCCGTATACATATCCTTAACCATTTTTATCCTCGTAATCCTTATAGCGATAGTAGCCTCTATCAAAATCTACTTGAACTAAAAAGTCACCCATAAAACCATTTCTATTTTTTCTAAATACGCATTCAATAATATCACTATTCGTAGCACGACCAAGAGCCATAACCCAGTCAGCATCGTATGCAATTTGTCTTGACCAAGCAGTCTGTCCAAGAGTTGGGGGACTAGACAAATCTTTAACATCATCTGGTGTAGCAGAAGAAATAGCCATAATTGGAACTTCTTCACTAATAGACATAAGTTTTAATTCACGAGAAAGGTTTTTCATACGAACTGTTTCATTATCTGATTTTTGATTCGGAGACATAAGTTGTAAATAGTCAACAACAACAAAGTCTGGCTTGTACTGATCAATCTTTCCACGTATAACTGAAGGAGTTACTTCTCCACCACTGTCATTGGATATAATGTGAAACTCTGGTTTACCCTGCAACTTATCAGCATGCCATTTTTTAAGCATATCAATTTCTACTTCGCCATTGCTTAGTTTACGATGAGACCAGAGACCTTCACCCATAATTGCAAACACACGATTGCGAACTTCTGTTTCTGACATTTCAAGACTTATAACAAGTGGGCTGCGACCCTGTTTCCAGGCCTGTACAGCGAAATACAGAGCCAACCATGACTTTCCAATACCTGGATATGCAAGGAACACTCCTAACTGTCCAGGCATGATTCCAGAAGGTAAGTAGTTGTCAAAACCTGGCAGTCCAGTTTTAATTCCAACCTGACCAAGGTCTTGCATCTTTTTTACATTTTCAAAATAAGCAACTGCTGAGTCAAGATCTGTTACTTCAATATCTCTAATAGCAGCAGTATTCTTTTTAAGTTCTGATGTCTTTGTAATTAAGTGTTCTAGAGCATTACTTCCATTGCCACTTTGTACTTCACCTGCTGCATTGCGTAGAATATCTTTAAGGCTATCGTTTAAATATTCTGTTTGTAATTCTTCAAGATGATGCTTTGTAGCACCAACTCCATCAACTGGTTCAAAATCTCTAAACTTTTCTACAACAAGGGATGTTGGTGGAACTGATTGGTTGTTCTCAGAATATTGACGAATAAAATTCCATACATCATTATGTGTTCTTAATAAATTATCAACATTGGCTTGCAATAATACGTGCACTTGCTTATCATTTAAAACTGCTGTGATTAACTTTGCCTCTGTATTATTCACTAATCCACTTCCTTGCTAGTTCCCTGCGCTCTGTTCTTTCTTTAATATCTTGCTCTACTTCTAGTTTACCATTAAGAATTTTTTCTGCATTATAGGCAAAATAATTCCAAGTAGGATTTTCTGCTATCTTAAAGTAATAATCTAATAAATCATAACATTCAGAAATGCCATATGACTCAACAAGGGCGTCTGCTGCCCACTGCTCAACATTAAGATTCATATTAGACTTGGCTTCATATCTTTGTAGATGAAATTTATTATATCTACTTAGCAAAGCCATACGGTCTTTGCGTTCTGCCATATTAGTCCTCTATGAGAGATTCTTTTGCGTCTTTTACTTTCTGGATTACTTGATTTTCAACAAACGTGTAAACACGATCCATTGCATCATTTGTAGTTTCACCTTGACGAACATGGTCTACAACTCCAAGATCAACTCTTAAAGACTGAAAGTTACCAAGGTTTAATGTGTATCCAAGTGTTGCTGATACCTTTGTGCTGTTATTTTCTTCCATACCCCACCATTTCTGTTGTTAAATATTTTCTGCCCAAACAGGAATAAACCTGCCATCTTCTGTCTTCGTATATGTAAGTATACCGTCTCCCATTCGCCGTGTCAATTCTTGGCTTGTAGGAGTCATGTTATTTGTTATTAATCCATCTTTTCTTGGTTGTCCTATATGTATAGTAGCCAGTATAGCACGAATCTCTCTTACTGCGCTTTCTGAGTAATAAGATCTTATTCTAAATCCACGTTCACCATCTATTTTTGCACCAACTGGTGGTGGAATCATGCCAGTCTTAATTAACTTAGGCATATATTTTCTGTGACGATTAATTAACTTAGCAGTCTCAGCAACAGTATAGGCTCGCTCTCTATTTTTTCTAAAGTCTGCACGAAGGCATGTTTCAAGTCTATCTTTAGTTATATTATAAACAGAGACTAATCCAGTAGATCTTGAACTATGATGAAGACGAACTAAGTCACCATTAAGAAACCATATTTTTTTATTACCCTTTATTATAGTTTCGTTATTGTATGTTTCGCTCTGGATAATTCCTTTGCTAGTAACCATCTTCCTTCTTCACTTTCTGTTGGAGGGTGAAAAAAATTTCTTGATCCACATGTTATGCAATATGTTTCTATATGTTGAACACCGCTATACTGCCTATCAATAAACAAACGCCCACTACATTTTTTACAATTGATCATATTATTAATTTGGTATGCCAATAATAATTAAATGAACTGCTAAAGAAAGGTCTCCAGATGCACCAAATCTAACAACGCCTTCAATTCTAGAAGTTGTTATTGTTTTAAGAATAACGCTAACATTTTGTCCTGCTGGTGTATTTCCAATATTTACTGGTGTTGCAGAAACAATTGGTGAATATTTAAAATCACTTGGAAAGTCATATGAAAATGTTTTTTCAGATGCTGCGGTAACAGTAGAGTTATTTGCTACTTCTACATAGCCACCAACGACTCTTGCTTCAGATGTTTTAATGTTTTGTTTGCCAGCAGAGACAGTATCAATAGTTGTATAGTTATATGTAGCAGATGATACCTGTGTAGATAAATCATTTACTGCGTCTGCCAACTGATAGATGTATGTAACATCTAGTGGCTGTCCTCTTTCTGGTAGTGGTACCTTTGCCATATTATTCTCCTTTTATATGCTTTTCTCTTTTTGAAAAAGTGAAAGTCTTGTATCGTAAACTTTGTTGTTTGTTGGTATTTGAACTGCAATTCTAATGCCTGTTGGACTAGTAGCAAGTTGAAGCACTGAAACACTGTTTGATGTGGTTGTTGTGTAATATGAATAACTTCCCCAAGTTCCGCCGACTTGCCAGGCTACCCAAACATCAAAAGTATCAACCTCAGAAAATATTGCTTCATATTTTGCAACATCTGGATCTACGTCATATTCTGCTGGTGTTGGAAATGTCCAAATAGATGTTATTAATTTTGGAGCAGTTCCCAAATCTTTTATAATAATTCTGGCGTCACTTGTATATGGCATCTCTGCAACGCTTGTTGGTGGAACAACGAGTCTTGTAATTGGAGAGTATTGAGATGTACGGTTTTTGTCGTCAGATATAACTCTATACCTAACATCATAAAATAATTCAGTGTCGTTAAAACTTACATTTGGCAAGTCTTTATTTTTAATAACAGCCTTTTTAATTCCAGCATCAACCATTATGAAGTCGCTCCGCCAGTAACGTCTATACTAAATCTAAACTCAATATAGTTGCTTGTGTTGGGTGGCTTAACAACTGTTGAGCCATCTGTTGTTTGTATAACTGAGTATCCTGTTAATCCATAAAGTGGATTCAAGGTTCCAATGTTTTCTAATCTTATTGCATCTAGGGCAATATAGTAGTCGTCTACTGGAGATCCTGCATCAATAACGCATGCATATATTTTTACAACTGTAACAGCGTCCCATGTAAAGTTTGCCGATGTATATAATTCTTGTAATTGCTTTGTTACAACATAATGTCTATTTGTTGCAAAATCAATTCCGCCAACACCATCAACTAAGTTAACTTCAAACCTAGCATACTCTCCAGATCCATCATCTGTTGATGCAAAATCAACAAGAATTCTAACTGAATCAGGTTCTGCACTTGAGTCGCCATCTAAACTTACTAAAGAAAATGCTAACCTTAATTCATCTATTGGTGAGTTTCTTGAAAAATCAACATTGGGACTTGTAAGGTGAAGATGATTTGATCCAGCCTGAACAACAAGATGGCCTGCAGATAATGTTAAATTAGAATCATCTCCTTGAATTAAAATTGTATTATTTAAAAACCTTGCTCTTTCATATCTAGACGCTCTTGGTTCTTTATAAAAAATAGGGTTATCTATGTTTGTTTGAAAAACTGGTTCAGCAATTGCAATAATATTATCATACGCTGGTGCATCTAGCGCTGCAGTATATGTTGGTATTGCACTTGCAGCAGATGCAGTATGGTATTGCCAGTTTTCTGTTGATGTAAATCCAAATACTGTTTTACTATCTTGTGCTCCAGCAGATGGGTTTGATCCTGCAGAGAATATTCCAACTTCGCTAATTTCATATCTTTCTTCTGTTGGAAGTTCTGCAGTAAATACTATTTTATCAAGCCCGTCCTCATTTATAAAACCTCTTGAAGATATTGGCACACGTAGCATTTCAAAATCTAAATTAGTTTTAGTTGAGTAATCTGCAGGGGTATCTCCTGAAGATAGCGGGGTACCACCACAGCCAATAGCAATGTATGATGCATATGCTGGAGCCTGCCCAAGCATGTATTTGGCAATAATGCCCTTGCCTATATCGGTTATCATGAAGTAAATCCCTCTATTGTGTCTTCATATATTGTACCATTTGTAACAATTTGAATCTCTACTTGTTCGTCAGCCTCTAACTTAACCAACTCTATTGTTAGATTACCGTTATCTGTATCTATATAAATGTTGCTTCCATTTGATCCGTTACCCTCGTTTGGAATCTTATCTTCTAGTTTAATTGAAAATCCCGCAAAAAATCTATTTGATGTTTGCTGAAGACTAACTATATTATTAGGGTTATATTGTTGTTGAATTGCTGATATATTTTTAATTGGTTGATATGAAATTGGTTGACCATTAATGGTGTCAGATCGGGCAATATTAATTAATTCTTGTCCACCAATGTTTTCAAATAATAAATCTTCCATAACTTCTATTGGTATAGTTTCATCATTAAATAATACAATGTCTGGTGTTGCAGTTTTAACTGGAGGTGCTGGAGGCGTATATGTTATAGCAGATACTGGCGTTATAGGGGTTGCTGTTAAATTTCCTCCACGACCGAATCCAGTATCAATTCCCTTATTTGGTTCAGTTTCTGTTTTTGTGGTGCCAGAAGAATCTATTGTTGCAAGTACAGACTTAGCATACTTATCTGTTGCATTATTAAGTCTGGTCATTGCTTTAAAAATTTCTTTTTGCTTTGCATCTGGATTTGCTAAAACTTTATCCATATTTGCCATAGCAGAATTAAATGCTTTTTCTGCCGAATTAGTTGGCGAAGCCTTTAGTTGTCCAACTGAAAAAGATTCTCTATCAAAAGCGCCAGCCATCTTACACCTCCACCAAATACAATGTCATTTCAGGACCAGAAGTATTTCTTGAATATTGTATGTTATACACAACAAATCTTAAATTATCTAAAGCGACAAGATTTATGTTGTTAGAATCTTTATAGTCAATTGTAACAATATCACCAAGTTGTATTGCTGGATTAGGAAAAATATTAACTCCAATAAGTTGTTTTGGTTTCATTATTTTATTAACAATCCAATTCATTAATTCATTTGCATCATCTTGTGTCTGTATATATGGAGTGTCAAGGGCAAAATCATTGTTTCCGTATACCATTCTGCTTAGTTTAATTTCATCATATTTTGACTGTTCAACAAGTGGAGAATATATAACGGAAGAACTATCTAACTGTTGATTTAATAAATTACTTCTTTTTCTAAAATATTCATCTACGGTTAATTCGTGAGTTGTATCCTGTGTAAATGTTATGCCTTGAATTCTTAAATAGTTTCCAGTAGTTTCATCTAAGTTTAGTGATGTATCTGTTGCATTAAATATTAAAAATTCTGCACCATATGAGTCTGCATAAAATCCAGAACTTACATAACCCTTTAATCTATTAAGTGTTGGGCTTAATTTAGAATATAATGCTGGGTATGCACGATCATATTTAATATCAAAGTATGCACATTCCCTCATGGTTGTTCCAAACTCTTCAAAATACATATTATACTTTGGTGGTTGTTGAGAACTTATTCCAGATAAATAAGTTGACTTTATAATGCCACTCATTGCGTATTTTCTAAATGACTCAGAAGCATTGACCTCTGTTCCGCCAAATGCCGATGATAGGTTTTCGCCAACCGTAAACACTGTGTTTTGTGAATAGTTTTCTGATAATGCATAAAAGTTTTCAAACATACATCTTGATGAGCCACGGACAAAAAGAGCAGAGTTGTTGTAAACTGGTAGTGGATCTGTATCATCAACAGTTTTAATTAATTTATTATTTATATAAAGATAGAACCTTCTTATATTTCCAATATCTTCATACTCAACAGCAAGGTCATAGACTGTTGGAGTTTCTTCTGAAACCATGCGATACTGTCCAGTAAATCTACCATCATCAACAACAATTTTTGACAATCCTCCCCAAAGTTTTACTGGAATTGCATTTGTGTTTGAAGAATCCTTTTTAATTTTATAAAAAACAACATTATTAATTTCAATTGAAGATTGACCACTTGTATTCAATTTTAAATAAGACTCTATGTTGTTTTCTGTTAATGCTGCAATTTCAAAATAATAGCCATTATTGGTTGTTGGATTGAGCAACATTGCTATTCCACCAGAGCCGCCACCAATGCTAACATTTTTATCTGGTGCTGATCCAGTTACTTGATAAAACGTTGTGCTGCCAATTGGCGTTTGTGTTCTGTTTTCATTGTTTTCAATTTTTCCAACTATACGCATTCTTGTTCCAAAATGTTTATATGAATTATTTAATTCTTTATATACATAAGAAACAAAGTTAATTGGAGTTTCTGTATTTGTAAATGATGGACCATTCATAATAAATGCTGATGACTGAACTGTACCGCTTTGTGTTGATGTTAATTTGTTTACATCTGTTTCTGTTAAAAAAGCAGATGATGAAAAATTCTTAATAATTCCATTTCTAGATGCTTGTCTTGCTTTTGTGTTATTAACTCCTGCTGCACCAGTTGTTGTGGCTGGTCTTGTAATATCATCTAATAATGTAGTTGTATATAAATATTCTGCCTTCATATCACACCCACGAACATAATCATTGTTAGACCAATATGATGAAAGTCCAGCAGAATGAGTTGCTATTGTTGTTCCAAATTGTGCACGACCATGTTGGTATACGCTTCCATTTTTTAAACGGGTAACTCCGTCAACTGTTTCATAATATGGCTCAGTATAAATTCTTATTAATCCAGTTGGATATATTTTTCCATTAAAAGGCAAAGAAGAAAAATAATTTTGATACTCTTGATTGCTAGAAATCCAAACATTTCCAATGCCAGTTACGCTATATTCTGCTGCATCATATTTAATTATTTCACCATTAGCATAAAGAAAACCATTATATCTTGTTAGACCATAAACGTTTTCACCAATATCTATAATATTATTTGTTATTTGATTGTTTACAACAGTTGGTTCTGAGTCTGTTAAGTCTGAATTTAAAGGCATTGCGCCAAGTACATAACTTCCTTGCTTTGAAACTACAGAGTTAATTGTTTTTAAATTGTCAGTTCCTGCAACTTCCCATAAAAGCACTGGCTTGTAAATCCATGTTTTTTCTTTGTCTATCATGTTTGCTTGTTTTACTGATCCATATGATCTTTGTATGTATCTTGTTGTATAGTTAATTTTTCCATTGTTGTAAACTTTTTTATTTTGTGATGTTATTTCAAAAATGTTTGGCAATGTTCCACTAGTTTGATTTTCTATAATTCCATCTTTTGTCTGATTATTTGTTCCAGAAAGCACCATGTCGGTACCTCTTTCTTCAATTGTTGGAAGTATATAATTTTTACTCATAACAATAAAGTTATTATATTCATCAAAGAACATTGCTGTTTGTGTTGATACTGCTAGTTGATTTAAAACTTCTGCAACGTTTTGGTCTGGAGCAATAAAAAAATATGGAATGATTGGATCATTTTCAGAATCAATTCTATTAAATGAATAATTACTAAACCCAATATAATCAAGCAGTAAACTAGTTGCATAACTTAAAGAAACTTGTGTAACAAGCATTCTTGGAGCAGGCATTGACTCTAAGAAAAAATAAAAATCTCTTAATTGAATTTGCAAGGTTGCACCAGTAGTGTCTGCTTGTGGAAATCCTTCAGAGTAAAGAGTTTTTAGTGGAACCCAATAATCAAATCCATCAACATTTAATATTTTTTCATAAAAGTTAAATTTAATATTTTTACGAATATATTTTGAAACAATGCTTGTTGTATTATTATCATTAAATGCTTGATCATCATCAAAAAGTGTTATTGATCCAGTAGAAGCAAGTAACTGTCCTACTGGCAAAGCAGAGTTTCCAAGATCGGAAAGAATCTTGTTTATGGAATATTCAATTGTTTTGTCTGATAAATTAACAATAAGCCTTGGAGACATTTCAATTAAATCAAAAGTGCAATCAAACTTATTCATTGTTTCTACAACAACTCTTATTCCTTGAATGTACTCAAACTCTCTATATTCTGTTGTACCATCTGTTGTATTGGTATATGAAAGTGGTGATGTAAGATCTGTAACAAAACTTGTTTTATTATCAATTTCTTCTGATCCAAGATACCATCCATAATTTGGAATAAAGGTTTCGTATTCCCCAGTTGCTGAATCCCAAATGTAAAAAACCCCAATACTATTGTTTGTTTCAATTACAAGATATGCATATCCATTTAAAGAAACATTTGGCAAAAGTGTTGATGAAGAAAATGTTTCTGCAAAAACAAAAGATTCTTTATACTTATCTGGAACTATAAGACCGTATTGAAGTTCAACGTATCCATCAGAACCAACTATTACTGATCCATCTTCACGTAAATCATTTTCTGTAAATGAATAAGCATCTTGCCATTGATTATTTTTTAAATATTGTATTTTCCATCTAGATGGTGTTGTTCTGTTAGCATCTCCATAGAATGGGTCATCAAAGGCTTCTGAGGCATTTGTAAAGGGTCCAAGGTCAATATCTCCAACGTTGGTCTGCATCTTAACTATAAGCCTGTTTGTTGGCACTTCTTCTTTATATACTACAAATGGCACAGCGTCATCAATATAATAATTATTGTTTGAGATATTATTTGATATACCTCGTTCAATTCCATCTTCAGTTCTGTAAGATGTCCAATATTTAAACTCATCATATTTAGATGGCATATAATATCTTGGTCGTCTTGCTAAATCTGCCCCAGAATTTGGAAGATAATCTCCAGCAAAATATAATGGTTTATTAATTCCAGATCTTGGTCTGAATGGTTTAATGCAATCTTCTAATGAATATATCATTTTCATTTTTTCATTAGTTGATGTAAAACTTATTGGCGTTCCATTATTTTGAAAGCCACCATCTACAATTATATCTGCATCTGTTGCACCACTATAATAGTTTCCAGCATCTGCATTGTCAAATGATATTGGTAAATTTCTTAATTGCAAATCTGATCCCAAAGGCCTGTACCTATAATTACCAAGTTTGGAAATATTGTCTGGCATATTCATATTCCATTCAGCAAGAACTAAGGATTCCGCCTGTATTGTTGCTGATGTTTCTAAATGTGTTTTTAATGCTTCACTAACAAACAATTTAGACCTCTTCCAGATTTACCGAAATATTCCAGAGATCATGATTATTCCCACCACGTTTAGCAACAGAGTAATTAAAATCTGCAAAGTAAACTTGAATTATTTGATTATATTGTCCAAGATGATTATATTCATCTACTCCCGAAAAATTATTATGTTTATCATATGCAAGGTACATCCAAAACGGTCCTTGATGATTTTCATACCATTCAAGAATTTCTCCTCCGCCTGCACCACCGTCTGATGTATATTCGTTTGTTGTGTTAAAGTTTGAAGATTTTCCAGTTGTAGTATTAAAATTTGGATCTCCTGCGTATGATCTTGATGGAACCATATTCCAAGAAACAGTCATATTAAGTTTATCTGCAATATGATATGAGCGCATGCGACCATTAATTGTTCTTCTTCTTTGTTCAATTCTTTGTGGAACAAAATTCATTTCAGAACGATTATGATCTGTTAAAATAATAAACTGGTCTAATAAGTTTGGATCTGTTTCATTGGTATCAGCCCCAACTTCAAATCCAGTTGGAACATATAATCCATTGCTTAGTGTTCCAGCATTTTCTGACCAAAGAATTCCTTGTGGTCTTTGATATCTTTTTCTTCCAGAGATATAAGCGCTTGTAGCCATTATGCTCTTTGTCTCCTAATTCTTTGTGCATCAACTTGTTTAATTTGTGTCATAACAGCCTTTGCAATTTCATTTGGATTTGCATTTGATCCATTAATATTAAACCCTAGACTATAATTATACACTGCCGTTGAGTTGTCGCTAACAGATGTTGAAACATTATTAATAGGAACTTGCCCAGATGCGCTAGACCCTATCATTGAAGGATATTTTGATTCATTTAACATTGAAAGTAAAGGACCAAATTGCTGAGTTGCTTTTTTGTTCATTACAAACTCACCAGGAGTTAGCATTGCTGGCACGGTGTCTGAACCAATACTTCCACCACTAGCCATATATTTAGGAACCATGCCACCCATTGCCATTGGCATAATCTTTCCACCATACATTTTTCCACCACCAGAAGAAGATCCAATTGTGGTAGTTCTAATTATATGATTTGTAGTTACTGTTGTGTTTAAGGCTAAAATCCTATTTAAAATTCCTTGTGCTCTATCTTGAGCATTCTTAAGTTCTTTTTGATATTCCCCTGCGCTTATTTTTGCTAAGTCAAGAGCAACTTGTTGATCTTCTATGACTTGTTTTCTTTGATTATTAATTGCAAGTTCATTTTCCATTTGTGTTTTATTTTTTTGCAATGCTTCTTCTGCAGCAATAACTGCATTCTGTGCTACAAGTAGTCTATCTTGCTGAATTGCATAAATTTGATCTTCTTCTACACGAATTGCTGCAGTAGCAACTGCTCTTTGTTGTTCTAATGCGTAAATTTGTTGTTCAATTGCAAACTGTCTTTGAGCAATTTGATCTTTTGTTAATCCACCTGCACTAGTTACTCCTGCAATTGCAGACTCTCTTGCAGCCTGCAAAGCATCTGTACTTCTTTTCATAGAAGCCTGTGCTGCTTCCGCTCTTGCATCTTGTATAGCCTTGGCTGCTGCTGAAATATCTCCTTGAGTTAAAGCATCTGCAATTGTAAGTTTAGACTTTTCTTGCGCCATAAGATCTTGATTAATTTCAGAAATTTTATTAAGGGCTTTTTCTTGCAAATCATATTTATCATTAATTGATTGTGTTTGTCTATCAATATCTTTTAGTTGCTCAGAGAGTACTGAAGACTCTGCTTGCAGAGTTTCAATTGGTCTATTAAAGGTTAATTCTATATTTCTTTGTTTTTTCTCTATAGAACTTTGAATGTTTGATATTTCTTTTTCTATTCCATTAACAGTTTTTTGTGCAGTTTCTACTGCTGCTTCGCCAGTTTTAATTGCATTTCTATATTTAGCCTGAATACTTTTTTCTACAACATCAAACATTTCTTCTGGTGATAAAGGTGCTTTTTTAACTTCTGCATTTACTTGCTTAATTAATCCAAGAAGAGTTTTCCAGTTTTTTGATCCAACCTTTGTTGTTGCTAGGGCTGCAGCCAATATTGGATTTTTTGCTGCTTCAAATGCTTTTCCAGTTTCCATGCCTACAGACTTTAATCTAGAGTATGCTTTTCTACTGTTTTCTAATTCTTTTCTTTGTGCAATTAAATCTTCTTTTGCTTTTTGGAATGGACTTTTTTCTCCAGGGCCTTTATCAACTAGGTCTTTAAATGGTTCTATAGGGACAATCTGGCCTGCCATTGTATTTTGAGCAAGCGTTAATTTTTCTAATTCTTTTCTTGCTGCAGCAACTATTGCTGGATTTTTTGACATTAAATCTTGGAATATTTTTTCACTAACAGATGCATTAAGCAAAGAGGCTTTTACAAGCAATAGTTTAGTGTCATAGTCTTTAACGCCCTTTGCTGCCTCAGCAAATTTAGGACTTACATTAAGCAATACTTTATCCATAAGCAACATTCCTTCAGTTCCTTTAGGTATTGTTGCTGAAATTTCTGCCATTTTTTTATTATATTCATCTGCTTTAATTACTTGATTTCCAAATGCTGATGTTAAACTAGTAAGTGTGTTTCCGAGTGCTGCAGAGGTAATGTTTAATTGTTTTTGTTGTTCCTTAGTTAATTTAATTGTCTCTGGTCCTAAGATCACTCCACCTCTACCACCGCCAATAACTTGTCTTGATTTTTTGACTCCACCCTCAAATGCTTTATTAAATCCTTCTGTTGTATCTTTTGCTAATTTAATTGCAGCGGCTTTTCCTTCTTCTGTAGACAAATCAATTTGTTTAAACTTTAATGAAACATTTGTTTTTCCAGCCTCTTCACCCAATGCGTCAATATATGTTTTTACGGCTTCTTTTGTAAAACCTTGACCGCCTAGATCTAATGCAATAGCATTAAAAGCAATTTGGGCTTCTTCAACTGTTGCACTTTTAATAGCCTCAATATCTTTTTTGTATTTATCTAAAAATTCTTTGCTGCTTCTTAATTCATCTACCTTTGTTCTTTCTGAAGCAGTAAGTTGGTTAGCGCTAATTGTTGCTCCACTACCTGCTCTTGCTGTTGTGGTTTGACCTAGCATACCTCCCAAAAATTTAACTTTATCAGTTGTCATGGTCATTGCATCAGCAAGACCTTCTGTTGCCATTCTTTCTTTTTCTTTGGCTTTATTAAATAAGTCAAGAGCACCTTTTGCTAATAACAAACCAGATATAACTAATCCTACTGGTCCTAAGAATCTTGCTATAATTTTTCCAAAGTTTAATAGGTTTGGTAATAATTTTTTAATTCCACCACTAAATAAAGTAGAGTTAAATGCCATTTTTTGTGTAGCAACATTACCAACCAACATACCTGCTGTGCTAGCCCTAGTTTTTGCTAATTCTAATACTTTAGTTTGTGTTAAAAGTTGGGTTACAGACATCAAGCCAAACAGTAAACCAGAGTATTTCATTACTTGTGAAGAAAGACTTCCTATAGTTCCACCAGCCATTGTTCCTGCACCAGCAAGTGAAGTCAGTGCAAATGTACCACCCATAAGTGCATTGTTCATTCTTGACAATCTTTCAGATGATTGTCTTATATTACTTAATTGTTGTTGTCCTGCTGCCAACACTTGTGGACTTGCTGGCATTCCTGCTTGAACTTGTGATAACGTTGTTCCTGGACCCTGTGGTCTTGTTGCTCTCCTTGAGCCTTTTCTTACTGTTGTTGTTGAAGCATTGTTGTATGCATTTGCATCATCTTTTCCATCTTGAGCAGCAAGGCGGTGAGGGCTTTGACGATCACGACTTTCAACGTAAAGATCTGTAAGACCTGCCTCTTGTGTTCCTTTTTTATATTCCATTGCATCTTTTTTTGCTTTTTCTCTAAGTTGAGCCTGTGTTGCAAGATTTGCTTCTTGAATTCTTGTTGTAGAAAAATGTTCTTGTGATGTTGAAAGTTTACTAGACATGCTCTGAGGATCTACATTTGTTGGAAGCATAAAACGTGGAATTCCATATGTTCCTACTCCTGCTGATCCACTTTGTCCTAGAACTGCTGCTTGTCTTGCTTTGCTTCGTGATCCATATGGTCCAGGAGTTGCTGCTGCTTTTGCAACTATGTTGTCGGGAAGTGCTTCTGCAAGTGCTGTTGCATCTGCTCCTTTTTTAATATTAAGAGAAAGTTCTTTTGCTTTTGCTTGTGCTTCAATTAAATCTTTTTGTAATTCTGGCATCATTTCTGTTGCTGTCATATTAAACTTATGAATAGCCCCACCAGATGATTCCATATCTGCATTAAACTTTTCAACAATCGGTCCAAATGCTTCTGCTGCTGGTTTTCCTGCATTTACTGCAGCCTCTGCTGCTTGAATTGCAGCAAGATTATTTGCTTTCCAAAGATCCATCTCTCTTGCAATTGCTGTGGCTGATACCTTTGCCTTATCCATAATTTCTTTAACATATATACTTGCTACATCTGCTAAATCGGATGGATTAATATCTTCAAAATTTACCAAACCACTTGTATTAGAAACATTTTCAAGATATGGTCTTACTACGGTTGTACCTGATTTGCCAACTCTTCCTGATGCTCCTGATCCAATTCTTCCACTTCTATACCCTGGAATATTGTCTGCAACCATTCCTTGAATTAATGGTGCATACTTTTTTGCCAAATCTGTTGGAATAACTGCTTCACCTGGTGTAAGCATTGCTGGAACTGTATCTTTGTTACCACTTCCTGGAACAGATACTATACCGCTAGCAAACTTTTTTCTACCTCTTGGTGGTATCATTGCGCCAGGGTTCGCTGCTGCAAATCTTGATGCTGCTCCTGCTGCAGATGAGTATGCTGCTATAAGTTGATTAATTGCTGCTGCTTCAGCAGTAAATGTTTGTGTAAGTTTTGCGTGTGTTTGATCAAGTGAGTGTGCTGCTGCTGCAGCCTCTAATTGCTCCATTGACATATATTGCGTTTGTTCGCCAAGAATCTGCGTTTGGCCAGTTAATCTTTGATACCCTCCACGCAAAGTAAGGAATAATTTAATTATATTAGCAATACCGTTTGCAAGCAAACCAAAAGTCATAAGCAATACAGGTCCTGCTGCTCCAATACCGACAGTCAAAAGCGTTATAATTCTTTTTGTTCCATCAGAAAGATTTGCAAATTTTTCAAGTATATTTCCAACAAACTCAACTATAGGTGTTACTGCTTCTAAAAATGCTTTTCCTACTGGAACAAGAGCAATCTTTAAATCTTCAACACTCTTTTTAAATTTATTCATTGCAGAATCTGCAGTCATTCCTAATTCTTTTTCAGATAAAGATGAAAGTTCTTCAACTGATGAGTTGGCTAAATCAAGAACACGAGCAGCCTGATTTCCATCTTTTGCTACGTTAGCGAATAAAGTTGATAAACGTGCAAACTGGAATTTACCAAACATTTGTTCAATAGCCTGTGCTCTATTTAATGGATCCAACTGATTAAGTGCTGTTGCAAATTCTATTACTGTTGCTTTAAGATCACCTTTATTTGATTTTACAATTTCTTCAGCGTTAATTCCAAAAGACTTAAGCATTGCAGATGCTCTACCTGTTGGATTAATCAATGCTGCCAAACCAGATTTAAGTGCGTTTGCACCTTCTGATGCATTAATACCGCCTTCTTTCATTGCAGCCATAAAGAATGTTAAATCTTTTACATCTCCACCTAATTGCTGAATAACTGGTGCTACCTTTGGAATTGCAGTAGTAATGTCATCAAGAGATACAACTGTCTGGTTTTCTACTGCGTTAAGAAAATCAATTGATTCTGCAAGTTTATCCGATGACATGCCAAAAGCATTTTGCAATGATATGGTTGTTTCAAGAGCCTTTTGACTTTCAACTTGACCAAGAATAGAAAGACGTGTTGCTTGTTGTGTTTGACGTTGTAAGTCTAAGCCTTGAAAACCTGCTGCTGCTGCTTCTGATGCCAAACCAACTGTTGTTGCAACTGCAACGCCATACTTTGTAAACTGTTTTCCAAGTTCTATAATATTATCTAAGGCTTGCTGTGTTTCTTCTTGTGGCGTAAATAGATCTCCATAAACCTTTTTAAATCTAAGTGCTTGGGCTTCCATGTCCATAAATGTTTTTGTTGCTGCAGATCCAACGGCCATAAGTGGAAGGGTAAAACCAACCATTAACTGACGACCAGCCCACTGTGTATTCTTACCAAAGTTCAAAAGATTGGTAGAGCCTTGCCTCATTAATTGATTAAAGAGTGCTTGTTTTTGTGCTGCCAACTGAACCTTTGTTCCATAATCATCCATATTAAGTTCTGTAGGCATAATAGCCATTGCTCTCATTGCACCGCTTGAATCACGGCCCATCTTAATATATTGTGTTTGAAGTTTCTTTACACGTTCTTCTGCTACCTTGCCAATTGTGTCAAACTCTGTTTTAAATAAACGACCAAATGTTTTTGTTGATGCCCCCGCATAGCGGAAGTATTCTCGCATTGAGAACTTGTTCTTTTCTAATGAATCAGTAAATGATTCTGCAGATGTTCTTACTGTTCGCATTTCGGCTGTAAAAGCACCGATTGAATTTATGCTACTTAAAAGATTTTTTTGTAAATCTCTTTGTGCAAGTGCTGCTGTTTCACTTGATTTGGCTATTGAGGTATGGAACTGCGAAATCTGTCGTTGGAGAGATTTTAACTGTGCTAATGCAGCAGATGAATCAATATTAATGTCAATATTTGCATTAACATCAGCCATTTAGTTCCATACCTCTTTTAAATTATTCAGCCAGGGTTACGCCAAGAACGTCTGAAACTTCAGAAAGTTTAATTCCTGATGCTGCTTCTACGATCTTGTAAACAGTTGGAAGATCAACAATCTCTTCTAACTTTGCTACGTCTTCTGAGAGTTCTGGCTTATATTGTTTCATCGCAATCTGAACACATTCCATAAGAATGTCCATAGACTTTTCATTATTATCCGCCACTGCTCCCACACCCTCAAACTTCTTCATAAATGGACGAAGTAGAGAGATTTTTAGAGGACGTACTGTAACCTTTGTGCCATCAATTAGCGTAAGGATTGTTTCCTCATGCGTAGTTGTTGCCATTATTTCCTCCTATAGGTTATGTCAATTATAGCATAAAAACATTATTTTCTAAGGTCTTCATAATCAATACCCATTCCAATTCCAAACCCTGCTTGCCTTGCATTCTGACCTTGAAGTGCTAATATATCATTACTATCATTTGTTGCACCTTTACTAAATACTCTTGCTTTTAAGTCTTCCCATTCTTTTTGTCCCCTGCTAGATCCAGCCTGTTGTTCTAAATCCACACCCTGAATTGCTGCAAGAAACTTTTTTTCTTCATAATCAAGTTCTCTACGGCTTGAAAGAGTTGCCATTAATTCTGGCATTGATAAAGATTCTTCAAGTTCTTTATAATCTTTCCATATACCCAGCAAAAAAACCTCAGACTCTATTTTTGCAAGATCTAGGTCTGACCATGTGGCTCCACTATCTGTTGCTTGATCTTTTACAGGCTCTTCTGATTTTTGATTAATCTTAATTCCAGCAGACACATCCAGTATTTTATAAATTGTTGGCATATCAAAACTATCTTCTACGGCTTCTTTTGTTTTTGATATTTCTGGATAGTATTGTTTCATTGCTATCCTTACGCATTCAACTAAACTCTCTATGGCTTCGTCATCATTTTTTGTTAATTTAACATCCTCAAATGCCTCCATAAATTCACGTAAATATTTTATTTTTAATGGAGTTATTTCTAATTCTGAACCATCAATTAGATTTATTATTTTACTTTGATAAACTGTTGTTGCCATAATCTTTCTATTCTATCACAGGCAAAACAAAAAACCCACCTCATTAGAGATGGGTCTTAAGTTAATCTAAAGTTAGATTATGATTGTCCCCAAGTACGATCTACGATCTTACCGTAGGAACCTGACGCATCTTCAGGAAGAAGACGGAATGAAACTTCAAACA